TAGCTGATATCCCTATGTATATGTTTACCTTTATCACTTTGTCGCCTCCTGAATTTTACTTCATAATACTTAAATCCTAATTCTGATGTTCCGCAAACTTCCGAACCTACTACCATGTAATATCCCTGGTCTTCCCATTTTCTGATAGTGTTCTTTCTTGATTTACCAGCGAATGTTGAAGCATTTACAACTGTTTTAATAATTACCGGCTTTTTTAAGTTACGGGAAGAATTCCAGCGCTTGCCTATTCTCCCTCCTAATGCCTGTTCGGTTTTATTCGCATACTTTACAAAGTATTCTGCTATTCGTGTATAATCGTTGTCACTGTCAAGTGGCTTAATGTCAACATGTCCTTTTCGCCAGCATTTCTTTAAAATCTGCATATCGCATATATCCATAATCATATGAATATGGTGCGCACCTTTCTTTCCTACTTCCTTGACATATATATATTTTAGTGGTGCTATACCTTTGAACTCCTTGCGGAGATTTTTTAGCAGGTTGCGTATATCGTTATTCATTTCTTCCACGGTCGGCGGCCTTTTATCCTTTGCATAGGTGAATGTAACAAGCATTCCTGTATCGTCACGCCAATTCGTATTCATTGACGCTGCCAGTTTTCTTGTCGCCGCCCTCTCGTTTATAAGCCTCTGCATCTCTGTTGTAGGCTTCTCTCTATTTTCTCTCTTTTCCCCCTTACAGTTATATCTAAGGGTATGATATCTCCTTATCGTTACCACGCTACCTGCCACACATATCTCTTTTACATATGGCATATTAAAAATGTCTCTCCTGGTTCTTAAGTTAATTATTTCAATCAAGTTTTTATGCGGCTTTGACCGCATTTATTTTTGCTTTTAAAAAGCCATAATTTAATTGATTTTCTTGACTTTATTAATACAATAGAATATAATGTATTTAAGTCGTTACACGGCTTGTCTATCTTGGTTTGAGCTGCTCTCCGGCAGCTCTTTTTTTATTCCGTTTTATCGTCCGTGACCTTATATTCTCTCCTGACATGAATTCTCTCGTCATTATCCAGATACACACTGTAAGTAACTCCCCCATCTTTAATGGTGAGCCTGTCAAATTCACTTTTCATAATAGGTCTTACTGAAGACTCCAATACTTCTCCTATATATTCACTATCCGCAACCTCAAGACATCTGGCTTCTGCTTTCCTTACGCGTCTTTCAACATTCCACCATGCTCTTGAAGCTTCGCATTTACATATTTTCGTTGCTTCTTCATTAAGAAATGCGCTGAAATCCTCGTCCCTGCCTTCATATTCTTTCGCCACATCATCTTCAACAGTGACCATTCCCTGCTGCTGGCAATATAAACAGTATCCTGTATATGTACTCTTTGTTCCCATTTCTCCAATCCTTTCTATATGTGTTAAAAATGCATTATTACCAAACTTCGCTTCCGTATATTCCGGTGTTTCATGAGGAACAATGACTTTGATGTTATAGACAGTGTTATAATTCACTACATTAACCGGAGTGACAGGATCATATGTAAAAACCTCTATTGTCATTTCCACTAACAGACATGTACCTATCAGAAGTGGTATTATCTCTAATAATTTCTTCATGATTACCTCATTTGCAGTTCTTCCGTTTTTATGCTTCTTGCAAATTGCGCCGCTGCATTGTGCAGGCGCTTTTCTCTCTGTTCTCTTTCCTCCGGAGTCAATATAGGAGAGTGAACATTGACCACGCTGCCGTCCTCATATACGGTAGTATTTTTTAAAACATACTCCATGTGCCGTCTCCTTGATTCTTTAATACAATTTATTAATTACCTGAATGTCCTTATTACCACCAGTTCCCGGCGGCATCATAATGAAACCATGTTCCGGATTCGTATCTGATACACATAACTTCTTTACTTTCTGGCCACACTTCCTTAATCTCTCCATGTGGCCAGACTTCATATGCTTTCTTGTGTCTTTCAGACAGCCTTTTAGCAGTCTCCAGAGCCTTCTCCGGATTCTTATATCTTTTCTTTTTCATTATGCAATCACCTTTTCTTTCTCCTTCTGCTGTCTTTCAGACATAACGACCATTCCCTCACCTACACCAAGAAGGTACAGCTTCTGGCTGTCTGGCAGTCTTGGAACAATCTCTGCTAAAGATTCAATTATCTGCTTCTCCTGTACTGTCAACATAAAATCACTTCCTTTCGTATACTTGTTGTATCCCCTCTGCTATAATGTTTTCACTGGGAACTGCCATTCCCTAGTACATATGAGAGGAGGATACATTATGGATAAAACTGCTATAGAAGAGGCTCTTAACCAATTTGTCAGCAATGCACACCCAAGCAACGCCAGTTCAAATGCTCCGGCTACTGTTGGGGATATCAATAGGCTAATCGAGGCAACCACAACTCTTGTTGTTAATATTCTTAACGCTCTCGATTAGTTTTAGTGGCTGTCGCCTTGTTTGCGGCAGCCGTTTCCATTCCTATAAACAACCACTCCAGCTTGTATGCCGCGCTTGTGATTTTTTTAGATGCTTTTTGCATTCTTGAGCAAATATCCGTTACCCTTTTATCTTTAAAGTCAATCATGCATGGCATTTCCATCTGTCGTTCCTCCTTCCTGAGCAGTTTCTAACTTCTTAAGTTCATCAACGCATTCCTTGTACTCTTCCAGAGCTTCTTCAATTTCCTTTATGCAGGCTTCGCATTCTTCTGTTTTAATAAATACATTCGCTTCCATGCTGCTCCTTTCCACTTCAATAATATATTTTGTTGTTTCGTCTACTCTTCTGCTATAATAACCATAACAGTCGTACCAGGACTGATTATTACAGCAGAGGAGGTGTTAAAATGAACTTTGGTAACTGGGACGAAGAACTGCATAAAGACCCTGAACAACTTAAGCGTATCTGTACTATGCAGCGTATCAAACCCGAAAATGTCACCATTTTCCCAGAAGAAGAACGCGCTCAAATCATTGGAACTGATGGTGTTTATGATGTAACATTAAACACTTGCACTTGTGTTGATTTCTTTGTGCGTCGTCAACCTTGTAAGCATATCTACAAGTTAGCTTCTGAACTTGGTTATCTTGAGGACCTTCCTAAGCCAAACCGCAAAGCGGCAAAGGCTTTTAAGGAAAGCATTCCGTCTGAAATAGAGCATTTCAAAGAAGCTTATTTCAACGGTGCTATTTCTATTGAAAAGTTCAACAAGATTGTCAATGCTTTAAATAGCAAGTAGACATTTTCTCCTGAGGGCTGGTGTGGATTCCCGCACCAGCTTTTTTATTTTCAACAACATTCTCTGTTGCTGTTAGCACAATAATAAGTCCTATCAACACATTTGTCAATAGTTTTTTCGTCTTATTAGGACTTTTTGTTGCTGTTAGCACTTTTTTGTTGACATTTAGTGTTTTTGGTTGTATTCTATTCCCAGAAAGGAGGTCTTACATCTTTGAACGAGAGAATAAAGAAGCTGAGGCGAACCTTAGACTTAACTCAACAGGAATTTGCCGATAAGATAGGTATAAAAAGGAATTCCTTAGCCAATTACGAGACTGGCAGAAATACTCCAATAGACGCTATAGTAGTTTCTATATGTAGAGAATTCAATGTAAATGAGGAATGGCTGCGCAACGGCACCGGCGAAATGTTCTTGCCTACTGACAGGAATGCTGATATTGCCAGGTTGACAAAGCAGCTTCTTGATGAGGAATCAGACTCTTTTAAGAACAGGCTTATTTCGATACTTTCTAATTTAAGTGTTGAAGAATGGCAGTACCTGGAGAAGAGAGCAAAAGAATTATGTGGTATTGATGATTTACATAATTCTGACTAAAAGAAAAGCCGGGTGAAAAACCCGGCTAATTATTAGACAGCTTCGCCTAATAGTTCTCTGATAAGTACATATATGTATCTGAGATATCTCTCTTCATTAATGTTACTTACCATTTTGATTATTTGGTTTTTATAATCCATATGCATGCCCCCCTTTTCTGTACTATAACATTAATGCAATAATTTTTGTCATTTTTGCATAATATTTCCAGAATTATGGAAATTTACTTATAATCGCTATCGAAAAGGTCTGTTATTCTAACATTAAGGGCTTTTGCAATGGTTTCCAGTTCCGCCATGGTAGGAGAAACTTTTTCATTTTCAATATTATTAAGAGTACTCTTGCTTATGCCTGTCATTTGTGACAGCTTAACAAGTGATATTCTCTTATCGTTTCGTGCCTGCCAGGTAAGGATTTTCATTTTCACCTCCTGTGCTTATTATGCACAAGGATAGGTTAAATTAATAATATCAGGGTAAAAATAAAAAGCCCCTGTTTGCAGACAGAGACTTTTTATCCGACCAAGCATAAGAGGTATCTAAAAACAAAAAGATTTCCCTTATGGTATAATCGCCTTAAGCAAGCTATATTATACCATTTTAGACACCTTCCATGCAAGGTGTTATTTTTATACCCTTTTTTCAATATATTTAATTAAGGAGTGGTTATAATATGGCTGATTTTGAACATGTAATTATCTATTTGAGAAAGTCCCGGTCAGATGATCCGGCAACTACCGTTGAGGAAGTGCTTTCCCGGCATGAGAACATATTGCAGGAATACGCCGTAAGAGAATGGGGTGCGCGCATTCCGGAAGACAGAATATACAGAGAGGTTGTGTCCGGAGAGACAATTAAGGACCGTCCTGTTATGCAGCATGTAATGAAGATATTAGAGACAGGTTTGGTGTCAGGCGTGCTTGTTGTTGAGCCACAAAGATTGTCCCGTGGTGACCTGCAGGATTGTGGCCACATAATCAATTCTCTTCGATACACCAACACTGCAGTAATTACGCCGCCTAAGACATATGACTTATCTGACGAGTACGACAGAAAATTCTTCGAGATGGAATTGACGCGTGGTAATGATTATCTGGAATACACAAAGAAGATTCTTAATCGTGGCCGCATTGCTTCTGTTAAAGCCGGTAACTTCATTGGTAATTCTGCGCCATACGGATATAGAAAAATCTGCGTCGGCACAGGAAAAGAAAAATATTACACTCTTGAGATTGTTCCTGAGGAAGCAGAAGCCATCAGACTTATGTTTGATTTATATGTTAATAAAGATTACGGTTTTAGGAATATCGCACATGCGCTTGATATGGCTGGCTATAAACCAAGACGCTCCGCTGAATGGAGTCCTGCTGCCATATCCTGCATGATTGCCAATGAAACCTATATCGGAAGAGTTGTCTGGAACAGAAGAAAGACTATTAAGAAATGGGAGAATGATACCATTGTCAGGACGCGCCCTCGTCAAAGTGAATATATAAGTGTTCCTGGTAAGCACCCGGCAATAATAAGCGATGAATTATTCTATGCTGCAAAGGCAAAGCGTAACAGAACGCCAAGAATCAAGAGGTATGTCCAGCTTTTAAATCCTCTTGCCGGATTGTTATATTGCGGAACATGCGGACACGCAATGTCAAGAAAGCGTACTGTTGATAAAAAGTATGGTTCCGTGTCTGTTTCCTTTTTGTGTAATAATCAATCAAACTGCCATACTAAATCAGTTATGTATGATGCAGTTATTGACAGGGTAAAGGAAACTCTAAGACAGTCCATTGAAGATTTTGAAGTCAAGGTAAACAATAAAGACGAAACAGACATTGCATATCATAGAGCAATGATTGCTAACCTCAAAAGTGAATTAAGGAAATTAAAAGAAAAAGATATGAGGCAGAAAGACGCCTATGAGGACGGTATATACACCAAAGAAGAATTTGTTGTGCGTAATGCAAAACTTGCTGAACAGATATCAATTGCACAACTGAAGCTTGATGAAGCAGAGTCTTCCACAACACAGCTGGTAGATTATCAGGAACGCCTGGTGCGCTTCCGTGAATGTCTTGAAGCACTTGACGACGACACTATATCCGCCGCTGACAAGAACACACTTCTCAAATCATGTATCGACAAAATTATGTATTATAATGACAGTCCTTCCCTTCCGGGAATAGGTCGATATGTTGATAATCCCTTTAGATTAGAGATTTTCCTGAAACTGTAAACCCGCAGTTTCAGGGGATTTTCAACCACATACAACATCAATGTTCTAATTCTTCCGTGCCTATATCAGTCAGCAATCCGGCAACCTCCCTGTATGGCATGGAA